CCGACGGCCGCTCTGCTGACGGAAAATGTCGCGATCGGCAAGTCTGACGAGGCGTGGACCAAGACCAACATCGGCGCGTACAAGTACGGCGTCATTGTTGAGGCCACGCAGGAAATTGTCTCGGACTCGGCCCTGGACATCCTCGGTATCCTCGCGCAGGACGCTGGTGAGGCCGTGGCGGATGCCGTCATGACTGACCTGATGATCGGTAACGGCACGTCTAAGCCGTGGGGCTGGGTCACCCGGTCTACCGGTGCCGTCAACGCTGCGAACCTTGCCGGTGTGACCGCTGACAACCTCGTCGACCTCCAGCACGCGCTACTGCTGCCGTACCGCAAGAACGCTGTGTTCATGACTTCCGATGGTGCGGTTGCCGCACTGCGCAAGCTCAAGGACTCGACCGGCCGTTACCTGTGGCAGCCGTCGCTAGTTGCGGGCAGGCCCGACACCCTCCTCGGTGCGCCGCTCATCACGGACCCGAACTTTGGCACCACGGGTGCGGGCGCGAAGATCATGGCGTACGGCGACCCGTCCAAGTACCTGATTCGTCAGGTCAAGGGTCTGCGAGTTGTGCGCTCGGATGAGTACGGCTTTGACCGTGACGTCGTGGCGTTCAAGGTCACGTGGCGCGGTTCCGGCGACCTATTCGACACCGCGAGTGTCAAGGCGCTGACCGTCACCGCGTAGTCGCGGATTCATAGGGGAGCACCTACCAAATTTGGGAGGTGCTCCCCCGTAGGGGAGGGCATATGAGAGTCAAGATTCTTGAGCATGTACCGGGGCTACTGGACGGCGATCCGTTCCCCGCTAAGGGCGCCATTGTCGAGCTACCTGCCGGTCTCGCCGTGTCGCTCGTGAGAGACAACCGCGCGGAGCCCGTGGCGACCGCTGAGAAGCGCGAGACGGCCGCTGTAGCGACCACTGAGACCCGTAAGGTCACCCGGGCTCGCAAGACTGCCTAAGGGGGCACTGTGCGGTTTCTGAGCGGTCGAGCTATCGGCCTCACACACCAATTCCTCGATGATGAAACGGTGTTGGTCCCCTCGTCCGTGACGGTGACCGTACTGGACGCGTCCGGCGCGAGCATCTATAGCGGCGCGGCAACCAACGTGAGCGGCACATGGGGCGTGACCATTCCCGCTAAGCCCGTCGGCGCGTACACGGTGACTTGGGATGGTGGCGCAACGGCCGTCGACACTGCGGCGTTTGAGGTGGTCGGCAACTTCCTGTTTGCCATCCCTGAGGCTCGCGCGTCCGACATGGACCTTGCCGACGCTGTGCGGTTTCCCGCCGCAGACATCCGCCACTACCGCGAGGTGGTCGAGGATGAGTTCCTGACGATTACCGGGCGCAGCTTTACCAAGCGCGTGCGGCAAATCCAGTTCAACGGCGACGGCACGCAAACCGTGATCGTCCCGCTGTTCGATGTGACGGCCGTGCAAGCCGTGAGCGACCCCTCAGGGGCCCTGACAACCGCCGGATGGGTACTGAGTCCGTCCGGGGTGCTACAGGCGCCCTACGCGTTCACTGAGGGCGTTACGTACACCCTCACGCTTGAGTACGGCGTCCCGTACCCGCCCGATGACATCAAACGCGCCGGATTGCTCCGCTTGCGCTCGCTCCTGACTGCTGAGCGCTCGGGGATCCCGGATCGCGCTACGGCGTTCGTCGCCGCTGAGGGTGGGAACTTCACTCTCGCCGTGGCTGGACGCAACGGGTACGAGACAGGAATCCCGGACGTTGACGCGATCCTGAATCGCTACAAGTACCGGATCCTCAACGACGTGTTCGGGGTGGCGTAGTGGCAACGAACGCACTTGACGTCAAGGCAGCGCTACGCGACCTCGTCAAGACTCAGCCGGAACTCAGCGGCTATCAGATCACGTGGGGATACCCGACGAGGGGCCCTGAGCGCCGTTGGGTGTTCGTCGGCGAGGTTCTGTGGGACGACTCGCAGTGGGCGACGCTGCGGAGTCGTGAGGAGACGTTCAACGTTTCTGTCGTCATCAACTGTCAGCTTTCCGCCGGGACTTCCGAGGAAGTTGAGAGGGAAGTTCAGCGCATGGCCGCTGGCATCGAGAACGGCCTCAAGGCCAATCCGTCCCTAGGGGTCTCGTCGGTCGTGACGAGTGACTTTGTGCCGAAGAAGCTAGCGAGCTTCCCCACGGACGGCGCGTACGAGGGACAGCTTGAGTGCGTCCTACGGGTGAAAGCGAGGCTTTAGTGAAGACGCTGATTTATGACGGGCCGTTTGGGGCGGTCGACGTTCCCTCGGTCGGTCTCACGGCCACCAAGGGTGAGCCGATCGAAATGGACGACGTCACGGCCGAGAACCTGATTCGTCAGGGATGGCGTGAGGTCACGCTAAAGAAGGGTGAGGCCAAGTAGTGGCGACAGTTCACGATCAGTACGTTGGTGCGGTCGACGAGGTGACCTACGGTACGGCCGTAGCAGTGACCAAGTTCTACGAGTACCGGTCCGAGGGTATTGAAGGCAAGTACGAGCGCATTGATAGCGAGGCTATCCGCGCGGGCGGTGGTCGAGCGCTGCGGTCCGACAGGTTCGCCGTCAACGCTAAGGGCGCCGAGGGTGACGTCAAGCTTGAGTGGCTGTCCGACGGTTACAACTTCTGGCTAAAGCACATGCTCGGCCTAGTTGCCGACGGCACCCCCGGAGGCGGTTTCACCGTTCACACGGCGACCGTTGGCGACCTCAACGGCAAGAGCTTTACCATGCAGGTTGGTCGAGTTGCTTCCAGCGGCACCATTCACCCGTTCACCTATGCGGGTGGCAAGGTCAAGGATTGGGAGATATCCAACGCCGTTGACGAGCTACTACAGCTCGGCATGACGTTTGACTTTGCGACCGAGTCGATCGGTGCGGGTGCGGGTCCTCTCGCGCTGTCGACCCCGACCTACCCGGTAGGTACCAAGGTTATGGCGTTCAACGGTGGCACGGTCACCGTTGGTGGGTCGCAGTTCAACATCTCCGACTTTAGCCTCAAGTGCGACAACGGCCTCAAGACTGACCGGTACTTCCTAAAGACTGGTGGCGTCAAGTCCGAGCCGCTTGAGGAAGCGCTCCGGAAGTTTGAGTTCACCCTCAAGGGTGAGTTCGTCGACCTCGTGCAGATTAACCGCGTTGCTGCGGCTACTGCGGCGGGTGCTACGGCCGTTATCTCCGTCACTTGGGACGGGCCGGACGGCTCGCAGCTCAAGATTGACATCCCGTTCGGCCGTTTCGACACCGGTCCGGTTTCGAGCGGTGGGCGAGAGGTCAACGACCTTGAGCTTGGCGGAGTTTGCATGACTGACGGCACTGCGTCGCCGGTCACCATCACGTACAAGTCGCTTACGTAATGAGCACCTCCCAAATTTGGGAGGTGCTTAGGGGGAGGACTGCGTCATGCCTGTGCAGGGCTATGGAGCCAACATTGAGGGTCTGGCGCAGTTCTCCCGCACACTCGCCGCGATAGGTGATGGACGTCTACGCGACGAGGTCAAGCAGGCCAACTACGACGTTGCCGACAAGCTCACCGATGCTGCCAAGTCCAAGGCTATGGGCATGTCTCGGCAGCAAGCTGCGGCAGCGCGAAGCCTGAGAGCTACAAAGACAGCGAATTACGCCGCTGTCCGTCTCGGATCCGCGCGAGCCCCTTATGCGCTCGGCGCTGAGTTCGGCGCACGCAAGCGCACCCACACGGGGAAGATCGCGCGAGGCTTCCGCGCATGGCGCGGCAATCAGTTCATGAGCTGGGACGGCGGACCCGGCTATTTCCTCCACCCTTCCATTCGTGAGAAGGGGCCGGAGCTAATCAACGAATACATGCGGGCTATTGACCGCATCGCAGGAGAGGCATTTCCAAATGGCTGAGACCGTTGCACTTCGCATTGACCCCGATGTTCTGACTATCGGCGACCTTGAGGACTTTGAGGACACTGTCGGCGTGGCGCTGTATGACGCGCTACAGCCCAAGCCTGTTATCGGCCCCGACGGCAAGAAGGTCCTTGACGAAAAGGGCCGTCCGGAGATGCAGACGCAGATCACCACTAAGGCGCTTAAGGCGCTTATCTGGATCACGCAGCGCATCGAAAAGCCTGAGTTCACCCTCGATGACGCTCGGCGCGTTCGAGTGTCCGAGCTTGAGCTAGTTGGGGTCGATGATGAGTCGGGAAACGACGACGGGCAGAACGGCTAAGGGAGCGAGCCGCATTCTGCCGTTTCTACCGCATGACTCCCGACGAGGTGCGGCGACTCACGGCCGCTGAGTATCGCGCATTCGCCTCGTACATGAGCGAGGAACTATCGGCTAGGGAGTCACAGTATGGCTGAGGGTGGATCCCGGACGCTGCGGGTTGTCATTGTCGGTAACGCCGCTAGTGCCCAACGGGCGCTGAGGGCTGTTGCCGGGGATGCCGAGAACCTAGAGCGCCGGTCCAGTCGTCTAGGTGGGGGGATGGGTGCGCTCGGGGGGCGCCTCATGCAGTTTGGCAAGACTGCCGCCCTAGGGTTCGGTGTCGCCGCCGGTGCGGCTGTCATTTGGGGTACCAAGACGGCCGTTCAGATGGAAAATGCTCAGGTCGGTTTCACCACCATGCTTGGCTCGGCCAAGAAAGCAACCGACTTTCTGCAAAAGCTCCAGCAATTCGCC